CACAGCTTCGTGGAAGCCATAGTCTAGCACAGCTGGCTTGGTTCTGTATCGCCTTGAATGTGGATGAGGAAGACCCCACGTCAGGCAAAAGACAACTTACTATCCTAAAAAACAGACACACTGGTTTTCTGGGGCAAGCAGATACGCTCCAGTACAATTCAGAGACAGGCAGACTAACGGCTGTCGATGATAACTTCGGCTTCTAAGCCACCCCCCAACCCCAAACATTAGTAAAGCAAAGGAACACGTATGCGTGGTTTATCAAGCACGTCTCGCGAGGCGTATGCAAACACAGATTTAACTAGAAACACAAGAATGGTCTTTGATGTCATTCAAGCCGCTGGCGACAAAGGTTGCATCAGTGCACAAGTACAGCTTGCACTCAAGCACATGCCATATGGTTCAATCACGAACCACTTCAAATGGCTCAAAGACGCTGGGCTTATCACAGTCATTGGTAAGCGAAAAAGTCCCTATGGGCGCAACCAACAAATTTTCAAAGCAACGAGGCAGTTAAATGCCCAAGGGGAGCTATTCCGATGAACACTACAGGAATCCATGAATACACAATGAATGAATACCAAGCTGATGCGGCTAAAACGATGATCTACAAGTGGAAGGTCATCTACCCTGCATTGGGTCTCGCTAACGAGGCTGGCGAGGTATTGGGAAAAATCAAAAAGCTAATTCGTGATCAGGATGTAACCTTTGATGGCATGGACACAATCCCAGCGCAGAAGAAAGCTGAGATATGCGATGAGCTAGGTGACGTGCTCTGGTACATCGCGGCACTCTCAAAAGACCTCGGTTTAACTCTTAATCAGGTAGCGGCAATGAACCACGAAAAGCTGACATCTCGCCAGAAGCGTGGTGTTCTTAAAGGCTCTGGTGATAAGCGATGAGTCGGTGGGGCTTTGATTTAGAGAGCAATGGCCTCCTAGATACCATTCATACTATCTGGTGCATTGTCTGCCGTGAGGTGGACACTGGCGAGGTACGCACGTTTAACCCAGATCAGATCGAGGACGCACTTGAGCTACTAGCGAATGCTGATGAGATCATTGGTCACAATATAATAGACTACGACATACCAGCGATACAGATTGTATTCCCTGAGTGGTCAACTAAGGCCAAGGTAACTGATACTTTAGTTCTCTCGCGCCTGATACATGGCGACATGTTTAATGAGGATGCTGAACGCAACTTCAGTGTCGCTAAGTTCCCAAAGAAACTCTGGGGAAGCCACAGCCTAAAGGCTTGGGGTCTTCGCCTTGGTGACTTCAAAGATGACTACGATGGTGGGTGGGAAGCCTATAGTGAAACTATGCTTTCATACTGCGTTCAAGATACTCAGGTTACTGATACGTTATACAAGAAGTTGATGAAGACTGAGCCTACTCAGAAGTCTATCGACCTTGAGCATCGTATGGCTTCTATCTGCCGTGAGATTGGCAACAATGGATGGACTTTTGATGAGAAGAAAGCTGGTGAACTCTATGCTTATCTAGCTCAACAAAGGCACACCATTGAGGAAGACTTGAAGGAACTGTTTCCATCTTGGGAAGTGACTGAAGACTTCTATCCTAAAGTCAATAACAAGGCGCGTGGGTATGTCAAAGGTGAGTTGTTTGTTAAGTCTAAGACAGTCTACTTTAACCCAGCTTCTCGCGTCCACATTCAGAAGTGCTTAGTCGATAAGTACAAGTGGCGTCCCAAAGAGTTCACACCGAATGGTCAAGCTAAGATCGATGAGAAAATACTAAATTCTCTTCCGTATCCAGAGGCCAAAAGGTTAGCGTCTTTCTTCCTCTTGCAAAAGAGGATCGGGATGCTGGCAGAGGGCAGTGCCGCATGGATGAAGCGATGCAGTCCTGATGGCAGACTACGCCATAGGCTCAACAGTAATGGATGTGTCAGTTCGAGAATGACAGCCACCTCTCCGAATCTCCAGCAAATTCCGTCTGCTAACTCACCCTATGGAAAAGAATGCCGTGAACTATTCACAGCACCAAAGGGCTGGGTCATCTGCGGTACTGACCTTTCTGGAATCGAAATCCGCCTGATGGCTTCTTACTTACATCCTTATGATGGCGGTGAGTATGCGAAGGTAGTCGTGGATGGTGACATACACAGCTACAACCAGAAAATGACTGGGCTTGCCAGCCGTGATCTCTCGAAACGCTGGCTCTATTCCACGCTTTATGGTGGAGGTGATCAGTTGATTGGGGCTATCGCTGGCGGTGGTGCTAAGAGGGGCAAACAACTCAAGGACAACTTCGATAAGAATGTCCCAGCGTTTGCTACTTTAAAGAAGAACCTAAAGACAGCGGCTTCAAGGGGCTACATCAAAGGTTTGGATGGGCGCAAATTAAGGGTCAGATCGGAGCATCGTTGCCTCTCACAATTACTCCAGTCAGCTGGGGCGATAGTGGCGAAACAGTGGCTCATGATGACCTACGACACAATCAAATCAAAATATGGCGAGGACGCTTTCATAATGGGCATGATCCATGACGAAATGCAGATCGCTTGCAAAACAAAGGAGATAGCCGATGAAGTCGGGTGTATCGCTGGAAGAATGGCACAAGAAGCTGGGGTTGCTCTCGGACTTAACATTACCACTGCGGCAGAATATTCCGTGGGCGCAACTTGGGCTGACACACATTGAGAAGAGTGAATACTTAGAGAACTTAATACTTCTTTTTGTAATCATAGATCGAGGTTGGCGAAAGCCGTTCACTGTCAAAAGTGACTTCGCAAGAGTTGGAGCACTTCACGTTGCCATTGCGGCAAGTGAGGGCTTCATCACCACACAATTAGATGAAGATAGCTGGGGCAATCGTTGGTTCGTGACCCCAGATGGACAGGATATTCATGAAGAAATCAGCAGTACACTTAAAGAAGTCATTTACAAAACCCACACTCATCATTGATGGGGACTTATTCCTATTTAAAGCCGCAGTTGCGGTTGAGGAAGAGATCGACTGGGGAGATGACATATGGTCGTTATCAAGCGACCTCAAGGCCGCAAAGAAACTTTTCAAATCAACAATAGATGGTTTCAAGAAAGAGTTAGTTGTCAAAGATGTAGTCTTGACAGTCTCTGGTCAAAACAATTTCCGTAAGGAGATACTAGACACGTACAAGGGTGGACGAAAGAAAGTCCGAAAGCCCGTTGGGTACAAAGCACTCGTTGAGTGGGCGATGGCAGAATACGAGAGCATTCTTGTGGACTGCTTAGAGGCCGATGATGTCATGGGCATCATGGGCTCGATGCCAAACACTGAGGCCATCATTGTCAGCGATGACAAGGACATGAAGACAATCCCCTGTCGTCTATTTAGGCCACAGGCGAATGAACGTCTGGTTATCAGTGACATGGAAGCCAATAAGAACTTCCTCATCCAAGCCCTCATGGGTGACATGACCGATGGTTATGGTGGGTGTCCAAAAGTAGGCATTAAGACAGCCGAAAAAATACTAGGCAACCGCCCAACTTGGGATGCTGTCGTCAATCAATATCAAAAAGAAAATCTAACAGCTGACTACGCGCTGACACAGGCTCGTATGGCTCGCATTTTGCGCTGTCAGGACTGGGACGATGAAAAAGGAGAGGTCATATTATGGAAACCATCAAGATAGATGTCGTCAACAAACCACCGCATTACAACACTGGGTCAATCGAGTGCATTGAGGCCATGCAAGCGATGGCTGATGGCTCACTGGTTTGGGGTCACAATGCCTACCTCTGGCAGAATGCTTTCAAGTACCTTTGGCGTTGGCCTTACAAAAAGAAACCCGTGGAAGATTTAAAGAAGTGCCGTTGGTACTTGGATCGCCTCATCACCCTCATTGAAGAAAAAGAAGAAACACCATGAATAATTTATTACCAACAGACTACCAAGCATTCATCCACACCAGCCGTTATGCGCGTTGGATAGAGGAAGAGGGAAGGCGTGAAAGCTGGACTGAAACTGTCTCTCGTTACATGGACAACGTGGTTAGGCCTCGCATCCATGAGCATGTTGCCAGTGAAATAGAAGAGGCAATCTTAAACCTTGATGTGATGCCATCTATGAGAGCATTGATGACAGCTGGCAAGGCTTTATCGAGAGACAATACAAGCGGATATAATTGCTCGTACACACCTATCGACCACGTTCGCTGTTTTGATGAGGTGTTGTTCATTCTCCTTTGTGGAACTGGTGTAGGCTTTTCGGTTGAGAAGAAATATACAAACAGCCTTCCATTAGTACCCAGACTTACAGCTGGTGCTTGCTTAATTGAAGTAGAAGACAGCAAAGAGGGCTGGGCGTCTGCTTATAGAGAACTAATCTCAGAACTGTATGCTGGAAGGATACCATCTTGGGACACATCTAAAGTTAGACCAGCTGGTGCACGTTTGGAAACATTTGGTGGAAGAGCATCAGGTGCACAGCCTTTAGTTGAACTGTTTGAGCACACTATTGAAACCTTCAAGAAAAAGCAGGGTAGCAAGCTATCACCTTTGGATGTCCACAGCATCATGTGCATGATAGGCTCCATAGTGATCGTCGGTGGAGTGCGACGTTCAGCGATGATCAGCCTAAGTGACTTGTCTGATGACGAGA